GTATTTGATAAATATCATTGAGGCAAGTGGCAAGATATGAATAAGCATGAACAAATTGATACGTTTGAGCAGATTTTCTGCTATTTCTTACAATAATCGCAATACGGAGTCTGTCTGATGCATTACCTGCTGTCCAGTCTTTTGAATCAATTTCAAATACTTTGTATCCAGTAGTGCCTAATGACTGTTCTGTCGTAGTAGTAGATGATTCTTGAAGTGTGCCAGATGAATTTACACGATCAATTCTTATTGACAAATAAAGATAAGAATTAGCATAATTATTATAAATAACAAATAATGCTGGCCCAGTCTGCCAGTCGGCATTATTTGGATAACTAGATGGTGTAAAAAAATACGAAGTTACGGTTGCTGATTTTGCAACTGAATATGATGATGCAGAACCAGTAGTGGGTGACATTCCAAGTGCTAAATTAAAATCATCACCACCAGATAAATCACTAGCAGAATCTGAACCATAAAATCGCATGGCCATTATGAACCACCTAGTTGTTCTTCCCAATCGATATCAATATGCGTTCCATCTTGAACTGCGTCGACAGTAGCCAATGGTTCGGTGAGAACAAGTGCTATAAATTTTAGATATCGTATTGATTCACTTATTGAAGAATTCTCAACAGCAAAACCAAGCATCATATCAGACCATCGACCTGTAGTTGCTTGACTTACCAACGTCATTCCGTGGGCTGGTATTATATCATCGGCACTAGCATGTCGAAAAAGATAAGTAGCATAATAATAAGTAGAACCGTCATATATTAATCCAGCCGTTTTTCCACCATATGTAGACGAATTTATTGAAATCGATGAACTAAAAAAAACCAATATTGGGGTTTTTGGTTTAATTTTTGCTAATGTATTGGCCGCATAAACTGTTATTGTTGTATCGGTTATATCTGTTCCAGGATCTGATTCTCCTCCAATCCAATCGTTAAAATTATCCATTTTTAATCCAACTACCCATGCGTCTTTTATTGACATTTGAGCCCCAGAATAAAGACGATAAAAAATTCCAAGGTCATATGTTGAATCTGCAATATTATCAATACGATGACCGCCAGCCATAAATCTATCAGTAGTTGAAGTCGTTACTACTCTATCAATTGGTGATCGACCAGTGGTATCGATAAGAATAAGAGAATCAATTGTTGAAGTGTTTTTGTTGTTAGTATAAATAGTGCAACTTGTTATGGTGCAGAAATATCCTGTGCTACCTGCATCTACCGTAACCTTTGGATAAAGTGTTCCGACAGTAGTAGTTGATGATTCTGTTACCGAGGAATTGAATACATCACCAGATTCAAGTCGAAGAGCAATAAAATTAATCTGATCAATTGATATAGTTCCACCAGAATCTGTATGAACCTGAATCTTATAAGTTTGCGACGATGGACTTGATCCAGCAGACAATACTATCATGAAATGCTGCTGTATTATATCTGCAGAGTTACTGAAAACTTTAATTGATTCTTGCTTTGTGGCAGAACCAGTATCATCATAAAGTCTCACATAAGAATTATATGATGTACTTCCAGTCCAAACATTAAAAGAACAATAAATCATGTAATTTGCTTTGGCATCGGGAGTAAACGTCAAGGTAGCAACATCGACATACGAGGTGTTGGTTTTGTCCTGCTGGGTATTGTTTTGATACCAATAATACTGCCTATTTGCCATTTCTGCGCTCCGATGTATTTTTTAAAAAATAAGATTAGAAGTCTCGATCAGTCGAGAGTGATGTCGAGATCGCCAATGTTGAACTTCGGCGTGTCGCCAGTTCCAACGGCTTTCGACGTTCCAAGAGAACCATGTATTAACATGTTAGTTCCCGCATTGTCGAAGATTGCGAAATGCGTGATAGTTCCCCATGAACCGCTAGCAGTCGGGAACGTGATAGCGGTCTTGTTCGAGGTTGCACCGCTTTCTGCAGTTTCCCAATTCGTTCCACTGTTGGTAACACTCACACGAGCGTAGTTGTTACCAGACGGCTCTGCAAGCCCGAGACCCGTATCGAGGGGGTCTGCGGTTGAGAGCGCGACCTTGACGGTTGATTCGGCAGTATATGCAGTCACTCCGAAAATGTGGTCAAGGATTTTATTTTCCAGATAATCTGAAAACGATCCCATTCCTGTTCACTCCTTTACTTTGGCGTTTCAGTCACAATGGCTGCAGGGCACTCGATGGCAACCTGTTCCTTGGTTGGCTTTGCAAACATAAACCCAAAGAGCTTTGCAAAGAAATCTTCCCCGATTTCGCGCTTGATTGCTTCCGCGATCTCCTTGGCTTCGTCGGGAGTGATAGTCCCATCCTCGGCCTTTTCGAGAACACAGTCAATGATAGCGTCTACCTTCCGCAGAGCGGGAACGAAGGCTACGCGACCAATCAAAACAGTTGCACCAGCACCAATGGCCAGATAGAGAATCCCCGTTTCGGCGAGGAAACTCAAGGTTCCAGTAATAATTGTGATGTCCATTACCTCACCCACATAACTATTGGTGTTGCTTATAATTAACCGTTGTTAGGACATTGAAAAAAAAGGTTTAAATGGCCCGCTTTGTAATATATTCGGTTATAGTTGGCTTATTATATGAATCAAACAGCAAATGCTTGTAATTTGTCGTCGTATATCCTGTAAGCGGAACAATACAGAAGAATCCATCTTCAGTTGATGTTGAAGCAATCATATCACTACCTTCGACGGTCAATGTAGTATTCCAACCTTTGAAAGCCAGTCCATTGTTGGTAATCCCTATTCGATAATCTGATACTGCTTCGTTTTTGAAGACTTCCAGACGAAACATCAGAGGATCGACAATTACATTCGTCTTTACAATACCAAAATCACCAACTTTTGCACTTGTCAATTGAATATAATGCGGCGTAACTTCAGTAAGATGAAGATCTGGATAATTGGTTTCATACGATTCAGACCAAAGATATCTTGCAGTTGTCGGAGAATCACGAAGTATAAGATTTCCAGTATTTGCCCATGTCTTCGTCGAATCAACACGCCATGACATCAATTCATTTTGAACAACAATATCGCCGATAAATTTGTGACGCAACGAGTGAACCTGTTTCCATTTCGTCGGAGAATCTAATATATCGTCAGTATGGTAAATGGTATCAAAAACCTTCACTGGGCCAAGACCATTCTCTGAAGATAAATCGTAATGAACCATTACCGTAAATTGTGAATTAAGTCCGACGTAATCGATTAAAACTTCGTTGGCTGGAGAATTTAATTTACTTACAGTAATGGTAATTTCCTCGTGCGTAGTAAATGATATTGTTGCTGTTTCATAAATACGATATGTCGACGGCCCATTAAATTTTAACGAGGCGATTGATCCCGAAACAGACCCAACAATATCGAGCTGAATATCTTGTACATCAGTAGATTCTTTTGCTCTGAATTTTACCTTGTAAGAACCACGAGGAACATCTGTCCCTATCAACAATTTCCATTCAACATACTGTCCAGTTGTATCAAGTTTCATAACTGTTCCGTCGAGAGATTCTGAATCGGATTCCCAGGAGCCAGTAAATGCCGTGTAATTTTCGTGGTAAAGGAGCGGAAAAGGACGATAAATCGGTATAATATTCGATGGTATTGCTTCTCCGTCGTTAATATATCCAATTGGCGTCAAAGGAATAATATCAATCGAGCTCGATAAATGCACATTAAATGCATTTTGATTCAGCGTAAACATTCGAGGGTAATTATAATATAACCCATTGTCGTCATATCGATCTCCACGATAGGTAAGAGCATGTTGGTAAACGGAGAATGGGAAAAATTTGCCGTGTATTTCATACGGTCTTATTTGCGCGCTTCTGAAATCATTCGGGCACATTACCCTGATATTTGTCAAAAAACCAATCGTATCCCCATAGTTTATGTAATTAAAAACCGAATCCCGTTCCTCGATGGCCATGAGATCTTCTGCATAGTCGTTTGCATTTTTAGGATCAGTCGTGGCCTTGTAAAGAAATCCTCGTATTGTAATTGGGTTTGCGTCGGTCTTTACACCAGACACGGGCATGATGTAATCGGTATTCAATCCGCGAACCAGATAATCTTCTTTCTCTGCATTTTTTGAAGAAAGCTCGGAAACAGTAGGAATATAGATATTTCCAACGAACATGTTATTCCACTCCTACTAATAATTGGTGTGGCTAATATAAAAATAGATATGGCCTTATCCAAACGAATCGACTTTGTTGACCTGTTGCCGAATAGTGTCAACATAATCGGAGAATTTGACTCTGTTATTATCAAGCCCGAGCCACATTCCTGTCTGTGTTAACTCGATTGTCTTCACACGATATTCTCCATCGTAGAATCCTTTACCACTTAATGTTACCCACTGACCAAGATAAATTCTATTTGTCGTCGTACCCCACATATATCGGTCAGGATCAACACGGACTTTAATTTGTTTTACCGTCGATGCATTCTGATATGCATTCATAGCCAGCGCCCGCGCTTCATCCTTACCAGTAACCGCCCTGTCTCTGATAAGCATAACTGGCTTGGTTATCGACGTGGAATTCCAGAGCGACATTGATTCGCCGTCAACACTGAAATCGCCGAAGTATGCCATAATTCTCGGCGTGATTTTTCCATAATAAGCGGTTGCCGAGGT